CCAGAATTAAAAATGATTGTGCTTTCATTACCGAGAATAGTTTGATTGTATTCTGCATAATCCACGATAGCATTTGTCGTGCCTCTAAGATTAAGTTGATGGCTGTAAAATAATACTTTTTTCATTTGATGAACACTTCGTTAAATTTATCCATAACATTCTTAGGTGTAAATGGCTCGACAATATGTTTAAAATCTTTGCCTTCAACGTACTCTTTAAGATGTAACATATTACTCAAAACAGTATCCTGCGTATACAATAATCCAGATGAATTCAGAAGCAACACATGGTTGCGATCAAATCCACCTTCCCACGCCATCACTGGCTTATTAAAAAATAAAAACTCGCAAATAGCTCCACCAAACGACTCACCTAGATTGCGTCCATGAATCATGGCATCACAAGCATTTACAAAATTAGATTTCTCTTGATTACCAAAAAATGGTTCTAAGTAAATTACATTTGGATGCTCAACAACTTTCATAGTATTTGCTAACAGAAATACTATGTCGTCTCTATTCTCAGCAATGTATTTTATGGCAGACCAAGTAAACCCTTTATCAAAGGTATATTGTCCACCGTGTCGACCATAAACAAACTTATCTTTTGGAATCCCTAACTCTTTTCTCAAATCTTTATTTGGTGGAGGCAGATCAACAACATATGGAACAAAAGGAACATCTATATTGTGTGTCTGCTTATTGTTTATTGACAGCCACTCAGAGATATAAGCATATCGATCGCCATGTGGATCGCAGTATTGAAACACTGCATGATTGGCTGTTTTAGTTGATGTGATCTCAGGGTTTTCTCTTAACCCTGCTTTTTGAAAATAAAACAAATCATACTTAGAAGCAATATCATTTAACTTGTCAAAGTTCTTTTCTGGACCAGCTTCATAAGCAATAACATTAAATCTTTTTTTGATACTTTGAACAACATCATCATTAGAAAGAATATCTAATCCCTCATCATTGAAAGATGCGTTGTATACAATCGTGCTTTCATTACCAAGCACTGATTGATTGAATTCAGCATAATCCACTAAAGAATTAGTGGTTCCGCGATAATTAAGTTGGTGCGCGTAGAAGAGAATCTTTTTCATATTTTGTCACAGTAATAGCGCGAGACTTTAATAAATCAACACCTGCTGTTGATCTGTAGTCTTCCAAATAATAAACATTACAAATGCCACTCTGTAGAATTATTTTCGCACATTCTATACAGGGAGCATGAGTTAGAAACATTGTTGCATCTTTACATGAATCGCCATGATATGCAATTTTAGCAATGGCGTTCATTTCAGCATGGATTACTTCTGGCTTAGTTTTAAGCTCGCCAGTTTTAACTAATTTAGATCCAATACCGTATTCGGTTTGAAATTCAGTTACTTCAAATTCACAACAATTATCGAATCCAGAAGGTGTGCCGTTATATCCGTAGGAAAGGATGCGGTGATCCTTAACAATCACCGCACCTACTTTTAGCCTCTTGGCATGAGAGAGTTCTGCAACTCTCTTTGCTACATCAAAGTAAAATAATATAAACTTTTCTTTCACAAATTACTTCTTAGAAGCCTTCGGTACAGTGATTTCCACTTTGTGTGGTTTTTGTTCTTCAGGAATGACATTTTCTAATGAGATAGAAAGAATGCCATCTGCTAGAACTGCGTCGCGAACAACCACAGTGTCAGCTAAAACAAAGCTGCGAGTGAATGAACGACCAGCAATACCTTTTACAAGATATGTGCGTTCATCTTTCTCTGCTTTCTTACCCTCAATCTTTAGAGAGTTCTTTGCTGCTGTGATTTCGATTTCTTCCATTTTATAACCAGCGACTGCTAATTCGATGTTGTATTTGAAATCTTCAACACGAACTACGTTTACTGGTGGGAAGGTGTTGGTGTGGTTGCCCACTGCATCAGCCACGTGGTCGAGAACTTCGAACACGCGATCGAAACCAACAGTTGATGGAGCTAAACGATTTACATCGAATGAGTTCCAAATCTTAGCGACATCTGGGTGTAAATTTAAATGTGTCATAATTGACTCCTTTTTAAGCAAGTTAATAAAACGTAAGCCTCTTTTGAGCACTTACGAATATTATATATTAAACTTTTGTAAAGGTCAATCTATTTTTTTAGTATATGAAACAACGGCTTCCAGTAGATTTGTAATTCTATAGAGTTCTTTATCAGTGCCGCTCAGAATAGAAGGAACTATTGCTTGTAATTGTCCAGCAGCTTGTTGCGCTGTGATTTCTTTGTTTCGAGCCTGTTCTATTACAACTTTGAAGAAGGGATAAAACTTTTTCAAATAACTATCTTTCTCAATGTCTATCAAAAGATAGTCGAGCCATGGGAGCCGTACAGCCATAAAATATTAAACTTCTTTTTTCTTCTTACCAATATTGTACTTAGCAATTAATTGCCATTCATTTTTATCTTTAAATGCGATAATCTTGATTTGTGACAATGGTGCACGTGGTTCTTTGATAGAATCTGGATTTACAACTTTGATTAAACCCCATTCTTCCAATAGATTAATAATTGCATTGCGGCGAGCCAAGTCATTTTCAACAATGCTTGATGGCTTACCGTCTAGTGCAAATAGTTCTTTAAAGTGCACAATGTAATACTTGCCTTGCTTATGTAAAATGTGGCAAGACTGATAAAGAACGTTTTCTTTCTTTGCTGCAACGCCGATGCGAGTAAGAGTTTCGCGGACTTTTAGGAAGTCATCTTTTTCGGCAAGAGTAACCTCAATTAAATTATCAACGCTCATGTCATTCACCTATATCTGTTTTTTTTCTTATAATTTCAATTTGTTTATCAGTTAATAATTTAAGTGCTTCTCTTGCATGTCTAGTAGAATAGCCAAAAAATAACTTAACTGCTTCCAAATCATTCGTATCAGAGGCTTTGTGCCATTTAGTAAATGGTCTTTTCTTTCCTCTAACACTATTTATAAGATAGTCGTATTGCGCTTTCTTGTGCAAATGATATGACATATTCATTCTATTTGCTTGCATTATAGTATCTGGATGATGAGATAGAGCTTTGTTTACAACAAAAGGTTGATAATCTTTAGCCGAGTCATCGTCCGTAATCACTAAAACTTTAGTTTGGAGAATGCTTGGGATTATTTCTTTAAATAAATCAGGCATTGACTTCACACTCAATCATCAAGTTTTCCATATTAAACTCCATAAAAATATTAGATTAAATCTACAACAACAAATTCCAGAAGGTTTTATTAAAGGAATGATAAAATCTAATCCAAAACAGACGTCTCTATCATCAACTCCGTCAAGAATGCTAATAGATTAATTTCCTGATCTGCACAGAATGCGGCTTGGTATTGATACTTCGCCAATAACATTACAGCAGCTGGGATAGAATCTTTCTTTAAGACTCCATATAAGTTATCGTAAATTTCACGATAGATTAGATTAACGTCATTATCAGAGTTGTTAGAAACCCACTTACGAACTTCGTTGAAATTCTTATCTTTAATCCAACCAAGCAAATCTTTAATTCTAAGATTAGCGTCTGCTGAAAGAATCCCAACATCAATCTTTCCAAAAGAAGAATATCGTTGAAGTTCGTTTAACACTCGGCGATAATCTGGAAAGTGTTTGGTTATAACCTCAGCCAAAACTTTAGGATCAAACTCAACTTTTTCATTTTTAAGAACTGTATCGATGCGCTTCATAAAAGCAGAAGCCATCTTTGCCTTTTCTCCGTTTTGTAATCTAAAGTCAATTACAGTACAACGACTATGCAATGGAGCGATGATTCTGTTTTTATAATTACAAGTAAAGATAAATGAACAGTTACTGGCGAACTCTTCAATAACACCACGGAAAGCTGGCTGAGTTGAATTGGGATTTAAATAATCAGCCTCATCGATAATAACAACCTTGCGACCGCCCATTAAAGAAACTGCTGAGGCGTATCCTTTAATCTTTGTTCTAAGAACATCGATGCCCGATTCATCCGATCCGTTGATCATGATATAGTCAGCGCCGACTTCTTCACACATCGCTCTCGCAACGGTAGTTTTACCGACACCTGCAGAGCCAGCAAGAATCATATTAGGAATTTCTTTTTTGTTTACATATTCCTGAAACGGTTTCTTTAGACGATCAGGAAGAACACAATCTTCAATTGTCTTTGGTCTGTATCTTTCACACCAAAGCATATCTACATTATCTATCATAATAACTCCACTTCAATTTGTTTTGCTTCTTCAATTCTAAAAGCAAACGTATCACTACCAACACGAAAAGCGATCGGACCACCAAATGGTGCTTTTGATATTACTCGAATCTTTTGACCACAAACGCAACCAATATCTCCGAATCTTACATTGTCACATTTGGTGATGATCGCAGTTTCATTTACAGGAATTTGATCAAGCGTCATTTACGGCTGTTTTTCAAACACAGTTTCGTAAGTTTCCTCAAATTCCTCATGCTCAGCACGAACCTCAGCAAGATTGCGTTTGTGATAAGCTTTAGCTAACTTACGAGCAATTTTAGGTGGAAGCTCATATTGATCTTTAAGATCATTAAAGATTTCTTTTACTAAATCTTTCTCAGCAGAAACGCGAGTGTAAGATGCACTGATCTCGTCAAACTTACCTTTGATTTCTTTTAATTGCGTTGGGGAATAACTCTGAATCATACGTTCACCTCATATTTACTAAATACTTTTAACATATCATCATCTAATGATCTTCGATCGCACTTTACGAGAGTTCCCCATTCACTACGATCAAAAAGATCTTTACCTTTCTTTATACTTTCTTGAATATGATCAAGACTTTTATATTGCTCATCATTATATTCTTGATGGGCAAAGTTCTCAATTTTGAGCCTAATTGTTTCAGGTTGACCCCAATATGTCAAATGCCAACCAGAATCATTTATAACTAAAAGATCATTATCTGTTCTACGATCTCTAACAAATTGAGGCATCATTTCTTTAACTAATCTGTTCTTAGCTAATTGAGTGCCACGCCACCAGATAGAATTAAATTGATTGAAGTTATAATAGAACATTCTTTGCTGAAAAGAAAACCTTTCAGTTGTTCCATATTGTTTGTCGGTGGTTATAATTTGCATTATTGAGACCAGTTTCTTTTTATCTGGAATCTCATCAACATCACCAATCATAACCCAAGCATCATCTGGACAATCATTTAAACCCTCAAGCATATAATTGCGTTGAGCGTTCTCATGAATCCAAGCATTAGGTGTAGATGTATTCATGTTCTTATAAACAACATGAACAATTTTAT